GGTGGCAAAAAAATAAAAAACCCTTATAAAATAAAGGTTTTTTCTCTTATTGTATTTGACACCCCCCCTCCAAATTGCCACCCCCTTACCATTTCACATGAAACGAATGACTAAAAACTGTGGATAACCTGTGGATAAATACCCAGTTTATCCACATAAATTTTACCTCTTATTTACCGGTACCTGCTCTTCATAGTAAGTAACCCCGTCAATTTTCTTTCCTCCCTTAAGAGCCTCCCTTACAAGTGTGTCGTTCAATAAAATGTATTCCCTAGGAATTATAGTATGATTAGAAATCTCAAATCTTGTAACTGTCTTAAAAGTAATAGAACCCGATTCTGTTTCAACCCTTGATTCTACTGTATCAAGTGACTCCATTTTTTTAATAGCTGTAGTAGCCTTAATCTTTCCGTCTTCTAATTTCTTTGCAATTTTTTCTTCCTCCTCTTTCTTTTTTAGTACGAGGGCTGTCTGAAACTTTGTAATACCTAAACGAATAGCAGAGATAACACTATCAAGTCTTGTCTCTTGTGGCTTCCAGCGCGCCCGCTCAGCATTAAGTGCGTCTAGTAATGGTCTTGTAACCTTTTCTTTTTCTGTTGTTATCTCGTCCTTCATTTTATTAAGAGTAGAGAGAAGTTCGACTGCTTCCTTCATATCATTTTCATTATTTATAATAAAATTCTGTGCTTTTTCAATTATTTTTATATTTTTCATAGTACATTAAGTATAATCCATAGCACGATAGAAGTCAAGTTTTGTTAATAATTGTTAACAAACTCATTGCATTTATTCATAGTATGTTATATACTTCCATAGTATGAAAGACAAGACAAAATACTCGCTTGCCAGTAAAGCGACATGGGCAGCGTGGGACCCAGATAAACTAAAGGAAAAGATGAGTAAAATGGCAAAAGCCAGACACGCAAAATTAACAAAAGAACAAAGAAGGGAAAATGCATTAAAAATGTTAGAGGCAAGGAAAAAGAAAAATGAAAATAACACAAATTAAAATAGAAAAACTAAAGCCATACGAGAATAACGCAAAACAACACCCTGATAAACAGGTGGCTCTAATTGCAGAGTCATTAAAGCGCTTTGGTTTTGTACAACCAATCGTAGTAGATAAAAACAATGTAATAGTAGCAGGTCACGGTAGGTATTTAGGAGCAAAACAATTAGGGTTGGAAGATGTTCCTGTGACAGTAGTAGATGATTTAACAGAGGAAGAAGTAAACGCGCTAAGACTGGCCAACAACCAACTAAATGCAATGTCCGGAAATGATATGGAAATGATATGGAAATGGTAATAGAAGAATTAAGAATGTTACCTGATGACCTGATAGATGTAACTGGTTTTGATAGAGATTTGCTTGTTGAATTAGATGAGCGTGATGATGATGTGCCAAATGAGCCGGAAGAACCAGTAAGTAAATATGGAGATGTGTATCAATTAGGTCCTCATATACTTATGTGTGGGGATAGTACAAAACAAGAAGACCTTGAAAAGTTAATGAAAGGACAGAAGGCAGACCTAGTTTTTACTGATCCACCATACAATGTAGCAATAGAAGGAAAAGGTAAAAACACATCAAACGGAATACTCAATGATGATATGTCAGATGAGGAGTTCAGTTCGTTTTTAGAAAAAGTATTCCAAAGATTTGCAGAGAATACAAAGTCCGGTGCGGCTTGGTATGTATTCCATTCACCAACAACACAAGACCAATTCAAAAAAGAAATAGAAAAAACAGAATGGAAGGTAAAAACACAACTGATTTGGAATAAGCCATCTGCAGGAATGGGTGCAAATGAGTATAGAGCAAAGCACGAACCTTTCTTCTACTGTGTAAATAAAGATGTTGCATTCTATGGTAATAGAACAGGGACATCTGTGTGGGACTTCCATAAAAATGAAGATGATCTAGTTAAGTGGGCAAAGAAATGCTTAAGAGCAGAGAGAGAGGGGGTAGCAACAGTGTGGACAATGAAAAGAGAGCCGGTTGGTGATTATGTCCACCCAACACAAAAGCCGGTGGAGTTAATAGGATATGCCCTACACAACTCAAGTAAAGCAGGAGATGTTGTACTTGATTTGTTTGGGGGTAGTGGGTCCACACTAATTGCTTGTGATAAGTTTGAAAGGCGAGCAAGAATAATGGAGCTGGATCCAAAATATGTAGATGTAATGGTCGAAAGGTATGTAAAATATGTAGGTATTCCAACAATAATAAAAAATGGAGAACAAATCACATGGGGAGAAAGTTCCCCAAACACAGGAGAATAAAGAGGTTATCACTGAAATTCTAGTTAATGATAGTGAAAAGATAGAAGAAACAAAACCTATTCGCGATGAAAGGGGGAGGCTGCTTCCTGGTGTAATACTTAATCCTGAAGGCAAAAAAGCAGGAACCAAGCACTTTAAAACACTGTTTGTGGAAGCAGTTAAGGAAATAGGTGCCAAAAACTCAAGAGGGGAGGATATCTCCAAAGATAAGATAATAGTGAAGAAGGTAATAGACATGGCGCTAAATGGCAACCTGAAGGCCGTTGATACAGTTCTAGATAGAATTGACGGCAAAGTACAAGGTGAACAAGAAGCTCCACTTATAAACATGAATGTAGTAGTATTAACTAAGGAGCAAGAAGAAAACCTCCTAAAACTTATATGAAAAACGAACATCTATCAAAAATTATAAAAGAAAAACAAGCAACTTTAAACAGAAAAGAGCGTAGAAAGATTTTAAAAAAGACAGGGGAAAAAATAATGGGGACCAATAAACCATATAAAAAAATATGAATATTCTAAACAATATATACATAGGTGCAGTAACTATTGGAATCATAGTATTTTCACCAGTTTTAATACTATTTTATTTGATTGGCATACTAATTAAATTAGTAGTAAATATATATGACTTCTTTACAAACTAAACATGGCCATTAAAAAAGAAGCACTTCAAAAAATGATTGAAGGCACGCAAGCTGAGAGAAAATACTTAGCTGAGAGGTCTTTTGGTTTGTTTGCTTTGTTTTATTTCCAAGATTATTTTAAATACAAACTAGCACCATATCACCATGATATGGTTGAATCATTGGAACAATTAGTAAACACAGAAAACTTTAGAGAGTTGGTATTCATAATGTTTCGTGAATCAGCAAAGACAACACTAAGTAAATTATTTATTATTTGGCTGATAACTTTCAATAAAAGAAAATATATAAATGTGGACTCATTTGATAAAGAGAACGCAGAGAGAATACTGTTTGACATTGCCTTTGAATTAATAAACAACCAAAGATTGCAAGCCGACTTTGGTATTTTGTTTTCAAGAAAAAAGGGGATAGATGAAGTAAAACAAACAAAGATAAGCAACTTCATAACAGAGAACGGTATTCGTGTTGAGGCCCACTCAACACAGGAGTCAGTTCGTGGTCGTATACACTTAAACCAAAGACCAGACTTTTTGCTGTTAGATGACTTTGAAACAAATAAAACAAAAGATAGTATAGCCTACACAAAACAAATTAGAGAACACATAACAGAAGCATTGGCCGGTATGTCACCAGAGGCTAGAATTTTATATCTAGGAAACTACATAACAGAGTATGGTAATGTTCAATTTTTATTAGATAGAGCAAAAACAGACAATAAAATAAAAGTTTTGAATGTTCCAGTGATAGGAAGCGATGGCAAGCCAACATGGGAAGCAAAGTATGCATTAACAAATGAAGAAGCATCACAAACAGGGAAGGTTAGCCTTGAAGATAAAAAGATACAGCTCGGTCCATATGTGTTCTCTTATGAAATGATGAATCAACCAATAGATGAAGCATTAGCAGAGTTTAAAAAAGAATGGATACAGAGGGTAGAAGAAAAAGACATAGAGCATATGACATTCACTACCTTTATAACAATAGATCCAGCAGCCTCAAAAAAAGATACAGCAGACTTTACAGGTGTTTGTATAAACAGGGTAAACAAAGAGAACAAATGGTACATAAAAACACAGCAGTTAAAAATGAACTCGGCTGAACTCATAGAACATTTGTTCTACTTATTTGAAACATATAAACCGGAGATAATAGGAATAGAAGAAACGGTGTTCACCCTAGCAGTACAACCGTTCCTTGAAGAAGCAATGTCAAAGAAAAACAAGTTTTTTGTGATAACACCACTAAAACATAATGGTACAAATAAAGAACAGAGAATAAGGGGAATAATACCAAGAATGGCAAATAAGGGCATTTTCTTTGTGGGAGATAATCACGCACTAGAAAATGAAATGAGGGTGTTCCCTAGAGGTATAAATGATGATGTGCTAGATGCCTTCGCATATCAAGAACAAATTGCATACAAACCATACGATTCGTCTATTTTAGATATGTTAGATGACACCAGTAGGCCTATGTACAGCTCAATTGGTATCTAATATCCACAGTAGGGGGTGTATTTTTATTTACAATTGTGTATACTAACAATAAATGGCAGATATACCATACGAAACAAGACAAGAAATAATCGCACAAGCTCTCCAGGAGATACAATTTGCTCGTTCATACAAGCAGAAGAAGGTTGGAAACTGGAAAATCAATGAAGATTTGTATTACGGAAGGAAAGTTGTAGGCGAAGAATCAAGAGCAAATGTAGATTTAGGCCAAATGTCTTCGTTTGTACATACAATTTTATCAAAAATAGATAATTCTTTAGTATTTAAGTTCACAAAAAGAAAAGACTCACAATACGACAGAGTGAAAAGAATAAACGCATTAAGAGAGGTAGATGCACAGAGAGATAACTGGGATATAAAAGACCTAGCCGGTAAAAAACAAGCGCTTATCTATGGCCGTGCGATATATTCATACTATGCAGATTCAGAAGATAAATACACACCACACCTAGATAATGTAGATGTCTATAACTTTTTAATTGACCCAGCAGCCGGAGGGTTAGACATTGAAATAGCAAACTACTTAGGAGATTACGGAGTAATATTGTCAAGAACAGAAATAAAAAAAGGAATTAAAAGCGGAGCCTTCCTAAAAACAGAAGCACAGAGACTTTTGGCTGGTAAAGGTAACGCAACAGAGCAACCACAAGAAGAAGTAAACAAGAATAACAGAACTCAAGCAACAAATATATCTGCACCACAAAAAGAAATAGACAGTAAGGATAAGTTTAAGTTTTGGAGGTGGGGTACAACATATGATGGAAAAAGATACCACCTTCTTCTATCAGAAACAGGAGGTACAGCGATAGAGGTATGCCCTATTGAAGAAAAGTTTAAGAAAGGAAAGTGGTGGTATTGGTCATGGGCGGCATTTATTGACTTAACAGAGTTTTGGACACCTTCATATTGTGATTATGTTCGTGAAATCTTCATGGCGCAAGCTGTATCAATCAACCAAATGCTTGATAACGCAGAGCAAATAAACAAACCACAGAAAATAGTAAATATCGGAGCAATAGAGGATATGTCCAGACTAAAATACAGAAAAGAGGGCATTATTCCTGTAAAGGCTGCATTTGATGCGACAAAAGCAGTACAGTTCCTACAAACACCTTCAATAAATACACCAATACAAGTGTTCAACACATTGGACCTAATACAAGAAAAAGCATCAGGTGTGACAGCCGCCTCTAAGGGTGTATCTGAAAACAATTCCGGCTCAAAGGTAGCTATTTATGAAGGAAACCAGGAGAACACAGCAGATAGATTCGGCCTACTTAATAAGTCATACGCATTTGGATACAAAAGGTTTGCTAATCTGTGGAAGGATGGTGTAGATGAACACTTAATAAAGAAGGTATCAATAGATATACTCGGTCCAGACGGAATAAATGTAGAAATGGTATCAAGAAGGGATATATTCCGCAAAGATGATGAATTCGGCCTAACAGTTGAAGCATCAAATGCTGAGATGATGTTATCTCAAGCAGATAAGGCGGCTAAACTTGAATTCCTAAAGAGTGCCGGAGGTATAGCAACCCAACCAGGGGAGGTAGTACAAAACCCAAAGAAAGCATACGAGATAGCAGCTGAAATAGTAGGGTTTGATAATGAAACAATAAGACAATTACAGGATACATCAGACTTTGGAGATGCCTCATTAATGTCAAAAGCAGAAAGAGACATTGAAAGAATATTGGATGGAGAGATAATTGAGCCTAATCAAATGGCAACAACAGCATATAAACAAAGAATCATAGATTATATGACAAACAACCAAGAATCCCTATCTTTGGAAGATTTTAATAGTCTAACAGCATATGCACAATCACTAGATGAAATAATAGCAAGAAACATGGTAAGGAGAGCGAATGAACAGTTATTTAAGGAAAGTTTACAAAACCCAGTAGCCCCCGAAGCGGTTTCGTAATTTATTAATAGGGGGATAATAATTATTATGCTTACATATAAAATAAAAGAAGGAAAGGTAGATGAAAATATTAAAGACACAGTTATAGAATTACATGGTTTTGTGCCTGAATTTAGTATTGCTAAAATAGAAACAAACATAGAAGTAAATCAGAAATATCTAAAAGAGACAGAGGGAAACCTTGAATACATAAACGCAAAGATAGCAAATATTGAAGAACATCATCCGTTTGTAAAACACATGGAGGCTCAAGATTTGTTTACAGCACATATGTACCAAGAAAGTCTAAATACAAAGAAAAAGTTTGTAGAATTTAAAGAAAAACTTGATACACAAATAAAAAGAGATGAAGAAGAAATACAAGAAATCTACAAGCAAATACCTGAACTCGAAGCAAAGGTAAGTGCGGATGTCGTTGATGGGGAAGTAACATTAAAAGAAAATGACTAAAAAGGAAGAAATACAGGAAGATTTAAAAAAAATAAAAGACATTGTCATCTTATCGGAGACAGAAGGAGGTAAGGCTCTTAAGACAGGATTACTCAAAGATATTGTAGATTGTGTGGATAACTTTGTGGATAATAGGGATAAGTTAACACATCAAGAGTTTATTGCACTTGCTTGCGATATTAAATCAAAGCTAGATGTTCTAAGGGTGTTAACAAGAGCAAAGAAAAATGAAAAGTTCCTAATGGAAGAACTTAAGGCAACACTACAGGAGTAGTGTTGTGTGTACTGCGTAGATAAGGGTAATCCCCCCATTCACCCAAACCCTGCGTAGTACACACCACATTACTTGACATACAAATGGTGGGGTGTACAATTTATTTATGGGGAGTCGGAGGACTCTAAACTTTTAACGGGTAGCCGCCGGTAATAGTGGCTAGATGTGCATCATCTATAAAATGTTATTTTCATGGCTGAACAAGACATAATTACTCCAGCTGAGGAGGTACAACCAGCACCTGAGCAAACAGTGGAAAAAACAATTGGTGAAACTCTTACTCCAGAACAACCTCCTGAAAGGAAGGAAAACCAAGTACCAGAAAGTGCTTTCTTAAAAGAAAAGATGGCGCGAAAGGAACTTGAGAAAAAAGTTAAGGAGTTAGAAGAAAGTGTTAGAAACGGAGCATCTAATAAGGAAGTTTCTGCTGACATAGCTTCTATCGCCAAAGAGTATGATATAGATCCTAACTTTCTAGATAAGTTAACGAAAACTATACGCTCTGAAACTGAGTCAAAATTAAAAGAGGAGATTGACTCAAAGTTTAAACCTCTAGAGGAAAAAGAAAGAAGTGCAGGAATTGATAAGATTTTTAACCAACACTATAATGCGGCAATTGAAAAAATGCCTGAATTTAAAGATGTGGTTAATCCAAATGTTATTAAAAGCCTGTCTCTACTACCTCAGAACGCAAATAAAACATTTGCACAGTTAATAGAGGAAACATATGGAAATGCGATAACCGGAAAGCGCACCATTCAATCAACATCTCCGGCGGGTGGGAAGGAAACCGGACCATTGGATTACCAAAGAGCAGTTAAAGACCCAGCTTACTTCAAAGAAGTAATGGCAGACCCTAAACTAAAAGCAGAATATAACGACAAAATGCTACGCTCTGGTTTCTAATGGTTAATTCTAAGTAATGGGGATTACTTAAAAAAATAACTAACCCCAAATTTATGGCATTAACAGACTTTAAACCTCAGTTCGATAACGCTTACCAAGAAGTCTTCCAAAAGACTCTTGTAGCAAAAGACATTATGAATACTCGCTTTGAATCAGTTCTTCGTTTCGGAGAATCGGTAGAGCGTGTAGCATACGACATGTCTGGTGTTCGTGTTCGTTCAGTTTCTCGTGGTTCAGCTTCAACAATTGACACCATTACTGACACATCAGAGCTTCTTACTATTAATCTTGAAAAGGAAGCAGTATTCCACATTTCAGATGGTGAAGTAAAGCAAGCTGGTCCACTTAACCCTGGCCAAGAAATCGGAAAGCAAATTGCTCACAAAGTAGCACTTGACCTAGATGGTCGTTGTTTTGCAGAAGTTACAAATGCACTTTATAACTTCGATACAGGTGATCTAACAACAGGTACATCATCTGGTGTAGCAATCACTCTTAACTCAACAACAGTTCCACAACTTGTTTCAAGAATGGGAGCAAAGTTGCGTAACAAGAACAACCAAGAAGTATCAACAAACATGGTACTTGTAGTTGACTCATACGCGGCTTCTGATATTACACAATACTTACTAGGCAAGAACATTGACCTAGCAGGTAGCGTGTTTAAGAATGGTTACACAGGAGATGTTTCAAATGCACAGCTATACATCTCAGAAAACCTATCAGGTGAGGCAGTACTTGGATTAGCAACAGAACCAACAGCAAATGATTTTGTTACAATAAACGGTTTAACATTTACTTTCGTTGCTTCTCCTACAAACCCAGGTGATATTGACCTAGGTGGTGCGGCTGATACAACAAGAGCTAACCTTGCAGCCGCTATCAACCAAGGTGCAGGTGCTGGTACAGCATATGTAGCTTTCACAGCAGCAGCAGACCTTGAAGCAATTGATAAACTTGCAGCAACAAATGACAACACAGCTAATACCCTAACTGTAGTAGGTACAGGTACAGGCCGTTTGACAGTTTCTGAAGCGCTTACAGCAGGTGGCGATACATGGTCTTCAAACTTCTTACACTGTTACTACGGTAAGAAAGGAGCTATTGACCTAGTTGTACAAGACATGAAGCCAGTTGACATGCGTGAAACAGCTGATCGTCGTGGGACAAATGTGTTCTCATCATACTTAGCAGGTATCAAAACTTTCTCAGATGGTGCGAAGAAGTTCCTAGATGTATTGGTTAATGTTGCGTAAGTAATTGCGCTACTACTCAGTCTCCACATATGTGGGGTTTGAGATAGCAGAATAATTGCTATAATTAAAATATGACCGGCACAACAATAATAACCCAGTTTGAATTACAAGTAGACGATATAACCGAACTATCAACAAGTGAGGAGTTAATTATTCTTAACAGGGTATGTAGAAATATTTTTAATGATAGACCTTGGGAGTTTTTAAAGAAAGAAGGCACAGGAAGTCTATCATCAGATGCAAATGGATATTATATAACTATACCAACAGACTTTGCATACTTTTCTGAAAACTATAAATATACAGATAACAGCATCGGAATAGGCACAACATCATCTCCAACAGTTATTTTTGTTGGCACTGACTATGCACCATACAAGGTGATTAACTTTGCAGATAGGAAACAATACAGAGATAGTGCTGGGTATGTATACTTGGACTTAATAAATAGTAAAATAAGATTCACAGGAAGCCCGACATTTTCTAATGGCACAACATATTCATTCGACTATATCTACACACCTGATGACATAGTAGTAAGTGAAGAACCAGTAATCCCAGCAAGATTCCATGATGCAATAGTGTTTGGAATGGCAGTAGATAATGACATCATACAAAAATCAAACAAAGCAAAAAGTTATGCAGTAGAAAATCAATTAAAATATAATGATGTGATTGATAAAATGAGGTGGTGGAATGCTCAATTACAGATGAATTAAAAACTTATGGACAAAACAATCAATATTTTTAAAAGTGGTGTCCACAATCTATTAGATGAAGAAATTATACCAAACGATGCAGCCTCGGGTGGTTATAATTGGTATACGAGAGACGGAAGGATATCATTAATACCAGGAAAAGTAGCAGAAGGAGCAAAAGGTGTTGCTGGTGAGATAACTGGTCAAATTTTTGGGTATAAAATAGATGGTTCAAAAGTACACTGGAGGAAAATGGGGACAAAGATTCAATACTTTGATGGTACAACATGGCAAGATACAGTAACAGGCCTAACATCTAGCGCAGACTACTCCTTTGCAAATTATTCTTCATTAGCTGGTACTTTTACATATGCTTTTGGAGTAGATGGAATTTATAAGTTCCACAATGCCGTTCCAGCGAGCTATTGCTCAATGTATGACAGTACAAAGAACTTTAAAGGGAAGGCAATAATAGACAAAGGTAGAACATTGCTTTTTGATAGAGTAGAAGATAAAACAGGCCTCTACGGATCATGGATAGACAACCAAAGAGCAGTAAGTGGAGCAACTGGTGTATATACAGCAGTATCAGGGGAAGCATTAGCAGATGTAGCATCAGGTACCTTAGCATTTAAGGCAGGAGGGGCTACAAGAAACTGTTTTGGTGTAACTATCACAGACACAAGTAGCGGGGAAGTATTCACTGACAATTATCTCGGTGTGTTGACAGGAAGTCTAGGAAATAGTGGAACAATAAACTATATAACGGGCGCATTTACAATAACAGGGCAATCAGGAGCCGGTACGGCTGATTATCAGTGGGAAAACTCAAATCTAAGGGGTGTGACAGACTTTGGAAGGTCTGCAACAAGGGTAGCGGGCGAAGGATTCCAATTTCCACAAGATGAAGGGGGTGATGCAATATTAAGTGTTCTTATAGGACCAGATGGGTACTATTCAATGAAGAAACAATCTGTGTATCGCCTAATAATAGACTCAGACGATACAACAGCAACAAATGAAGTATATAGGCGAGAGGTTGGTGTCCCGTCATACAGAGCTGGAGTGTCCATGCAACTTGGTATTGTTTTCATGAACACAGCTAAGTTTGAAAACCCAGAACTAATGTTACTAGAAAAAAACCCAATAGGTGGGGAAGTAATACCAAAGGTACTGTTCCCACACTTTAAGTTTGCAAACTATAGATATGACGATTGCACAATTGATACATATGATAAATATGTAATGATTGCTTGTAAAAGTGTTAATGCTGTTGACAATGATACAATTTTATTGTGTAATATAAAGAATAAGACAGTTGATATAACAAAATATGCAGCCAGAACATTTGCTAAAAATGCAGGTGATTTGTATATGGGGTCATCAATAACACAAACAGTTTACAAACTTTATAATGGTTATGATGATGACGGTTTCACCATAGACAACGAATGGATAGGGAATGGTGAAATGTGGGGTAGTGAAGACCTAAAAAAATACAGAAAAATACGCTTAATGGGGAGCATTGGGGCTGACCAATCATATGAAGTATATATAAACTATGACGGGAACGGAAAGCAATTAGTGGGTACTGTACTGGGAAGTGGATCATATGTTGACTATACCAACCCACAATCAATAGGAAGTAACATGATAGGGCAATCACAGATTGGGGGTGATGACATCACAGACATATATCCTTACCTAATAGAAATAAAACTAAAGAAGGTGCCTAAATTTAGGAAAAGACAGATATCATTTAAGGCACTTGGAATTGGGTATGTAGATATAAGTTCGCAAATGGATGTAGAGATAGATACATACGAAGGTAAAATACCGTCACGATTCAGACAAAAACAACATGTCAGTCTTGATGGTGAAACAACAGATTTGGATAATCCACAATACTAATTTGTTGTATTAATTATTAATGTGTATAATATAATATAAAGGGGGGTCAATTTTACAATATGGCCACAAAACTAGCAGTAATATTAGCAGATTTTACAACGCAACTAGCAACAGAAATAAGTGTTGCTGGTACAACAGCGACATTGTCATCAGCAACAGATGATGATGGAGTAGCTCTTCCGGCTGGGAGATATTTTTTTACATTAGACGGGGCCAACTCAAATAAAGAACACATATCCTGTGACCTGTCAGGAACATCTTTAACAAATATTAAAACAGTAACAAGGCAAGGAGTAGAGTCTGCCGGAGTTGCAAGAAAACACAGAATTGGAGCGTCAGTTACCCTGACAGATTTTGCACATATATTACAAATAAACAATCTACTAAATGGCACAACAAACCTAAATGCTAGTACACCATTAAGATATGACGGTACAGCAACAATCAACAACGCAAACCACCTAGCAACAAAGGACTATGTTGACGGTGTAGCAATTGCAGGTGCCGCAGATGCTTCAACAACGGTAAAAGGTATATCAAAGATGTCGGTGGCCCCAGTGTCAGCTAGTGAACCAATAGCGGTTGGAGATAATGACGGAAGGGTGCCTACTCAAAATGAGAATGATGCACTAGTTGGTACTTCTGGTACTGCGGTTTCTTCTTCTAATAAGTTAGTAGATGCAGATGATGTTTCAAGTGCTGGTGCATCAGGTAAGATAGTAAGAGCAACAGGAACAGCTTTACCAGCATTAAGTGGTGAAAACTTAACTAAGATACAGTCATTAACTAGAGTGGCTGGATATGCAGCAGCAGGTAACACAACAGAAAATACTGTATTTTCAACAACAGTTACAGGAGGTCTTCTAAGTTCTTCTGGTATGATTAAAGTTAAGATTCCTTTTGTTGCAACTATTGATAACAATGGTTCTGGGAATGAAACATATACTTTACGGTTAAAATATGGTGGATCAACGTTACAAACAAACACACTAACTTGTATAAAAGGAACAGGTACAGGTGGAAGTGGATATATAGAAGCATGGATAATAAATAATGCAGCAACCAATAGTCAAAATGTGTTCTTTGGTGGAATTTTAGGCGGTCCAACAACAAACACAGTTGTTTACCCAACACTTAATCATGCAGCAGATACTACATCTGCTATAGATACAACATCTAACCAAACTTTAGCCCTTACAGTACAAAGAACTGATGGCACAAATAGTTCTCTTACATTTAGGCAAGGAATAATAGAAACTATTTATAAATAATATATGGCAACACCAGTAATAACAAACATAGACAATAAGAAACACACCTACACAGCCGATGGTGTTAACTATGGTTTAAATACAAATACAAATCGTTTTGAGGCGACACAAAATGTGTCGCAACCTGCGCAGGTTGAGCAACCTGCGTTTGACCCAGCACAAACAGAAAACACACCAGGGTTAAATACTTATAAAGGCACAGCAACTCAAACAGACACAACACCAGTAATCCAAAACCCAACATTACCAGTAGGTGAGACAATTAGTAATGCCTATGGTGAATATTTAAGTGACCCAAACGCATACATGGCAAAGGGTGGCGAAAGTGAGCAAGATTTTAAAAATAAAACACTAGCAAACCTACAAGCTGAGATAGACTTAACAAACACATATTATGCGAACAAATTAAACCAAGCAAGAATGGCTGGTCAAGGTAGACTTGGATCATCAACAGCAATACAAGCAAGGAGAGGATTGTTAGGCAGTGATTTTGGTGAGGCGATAACAAGGGGTACAGAAAATGTAAACCAAGAAATATATAATGAAATAGAAGCAGAGAAAGCATCTAAACTTATGGCCATAAGAACAGGGGCCGAAGCTCTTGCTAAGAAAAATTTTGATGAAGCTAAAAAAGCAAAAGAAGAAGGATTCAAGAATTACATAGAATACTTAAAGGGTGGTGAAGAAAAGAAAAAAACAAATGCAAAGGAATTAGCGGCACTTCTAGTAGCTCAAGGTGTTGACCCAGGTACATACGCTGACTTAGAAACAGAAGCAAAAAAACTTGGCACAACAGGTGAAGCAGTTAAAAATGCTTATATGTTAAGTAGGTACGAAACAACAAAAGAAGAAAAGAAGAGACAGCAAGAACTTACTGATAAGATAGCTGCTAAAGGAATAGAAACCATAAGTGAGGGTCAAGCCGGCTATAGACTCAACCCAAAGACAGGTCAATACGAGCTTGTGGCAAGTAGAGCAAAGACATATGCTCCAAGTAGAACATCTTCGGGGGTAGGTATTGACAGTAATGGAAATGAAATACAAATATCCGAACAAGCTCAAAACATTGTAGACCTTATAAATAAAAATGGTGGTGGAATAGCACAAGTAAACGACTTTATTAAAGGCTCAAGTAGAGAAGCTCAAGCATTAAGAAATGAAGTATATGCAGGAATAAAAGCACAAGGAGGAAGAACCACAGGCGACACTTCAGCCATAATGAATAATCTTAATCTTGTTAATAAAATATTAGAAAACCCAGGGGTAATATCTGGTCCAGTACAAACTGGTAGTATTCCATTTACGGCTGGGGCCACAATAAGAAATCAATATAATCAATTAAAAGGAATACTAGCTTTGGATAATCGTCAAAAGCTAAAGGGTTCTGGTGCTATTTCAGACTTTGAAAGTAGAACACTTGAAAGAGCGGCAAGTAGCCTTGGTAGAAACCAATCAGAAGCAGAATTTACCAAGAATCTAAAGGATGTTAGGGGCGTATTCCAAACAGCCGCAGGTATGAAAGCAAATGTAAAAGTAACAACTCCAAATGGACAAGTGGACATTGGAGAATTAAGTAGAGATGAAATAAATTCAGCAATAGAACAAGGGTATACAGTAGAATATCAATAAATATATGGCATACACATTTGGACAAGCATCAAAAGGAACAACACAAGAAGAAAATAAAAATGTCCAGCAATCTGGGTATGTTTTTGGGCAAGCATCTAAAAATACACAAAACCCAGTAGTGCAAGAAGAAGAAACTCCTGGTTTTGTTCAAGGTGTGGCACAAGCCGCAGCAAAACCATTTCTAGGATTTGCTTCTCAAGGTAGAGACATAGCAACAGAGGCAACTAATTTGCCAAGAGTTATAAAAGGAGAAAAACCTATTGAACCAAAAGGTGAGTATGATTATGGATATTTTGGAAAGGTTAAATCATTTGGAGAAATGACCCCAGACAAAGCAGGTGTAAAAGCGGCAATATCAGGAGCCGGAGCAGGATTAGGTGCGGCTTCATTCCTTCCTATTGGTGGAGCTTTATCTACTATTGGTAAAAATGTTGTTACAAGAACATTACCTAGTACAAAAATACTAGCAGCAGAAGGCGCAAGTGCTGGTTTCCTACAAGGATTAGGTAGTGCAACACAAGATAAAAAAGGACTAAAAGAAACAGCAGAAGAAACAGCAGTAAGCACTGTCGGTGGTGGAGTATTGGGGCCTGTAGTAGGTAAAACTGTTGGTGGTGTAAGTAAAGTAATTGGTGATCAAGTTGTAAAATTAACACAGCCATTAGAAACACATAAAGCAAGAGTGGCACAGAACATACACCGTGCATTATCTACTCAAGGCAAAAAATCAATTGGTGTATCCCTTAAAACACCAGAAAAACAATATAGAGCATTTGAAGTATTGCGTGACTTGGCACCAAATATTGATGTTATAGACAACACAACAGGTGAAACAATTAAATGGGAACCAAAAACAACAGATTTCCAACAATTTGGGCAGGCATTAGCTAAAGGAAAAGAAACTGTCTGGAAAGGTGTAACAAATGCAGTAAAAGAAGCAACTGGAAAGGATTTACAGGTTGACATTTTACCTATAGTTGATGATATGAATAAAATTGCAGGTGACCCATTCAGGACACCGGAAGTAAGAAGGGCGGCGCAGTTATACTCTGAACAATTAGTACAAATGTCAGATGTTACAGGGAAAGCACCACTTGAGGGGGTGATGACATTCAATAAGGACCTAAATACAAAAATAGGTGGTGTATTAAGTGGCACAACAGATAATGTGGTTCGCGACCTAGAGGCCGGCCTAGCTAAGAAACTTTCAGAAAATACAGATAATGCAGTTGAGACAATAGCAGGAAAAGAGTTTGCAAAACTAAAAGATGATTACTCAGCATTAAAAACAATAGAAAAGGATGCAGTAAGAAGAATGCAACAAGAATTAAGAATGACAGATAATAGTTTGGGGGATATGGTCGGTAGATATGGAAATATTGAGATAGTAAATGGATTGATACAAGCAACACAAGGCAATGTTGGGCCACTTGCAAAGGGTGTTGGCCTTAAGATAATGGGTGCTTACACAAAGAAATTACGCCAACCTTCAACATACCTACAAAAAGCCTTTAGAGAAATAGACAGGTACAAAAGCGGTGAAGGACTTGAAAACGCAGCAGTTCGTGGTGTTAAAACAGTAAAAGAGACATTAAAAAAAAATCCAAAAAATAAAACACTTGTGGCTAGTGGTTTAGTTGCTATTGGCACAGCAAATCAGAAAGCAAAAGCAGAAGAAAACAGTGACTTTGATTGGGAAGCAAAAACAACAGAAGTAAAAAGCAGATATGGACTTCCAAGTGGTAAAACAATATTTGAAAGGAAAAAGATAACCCACCCAGACAATTTAAGTAAGTTTGAAGAACTATATAATCAAAAAATACCAAATGATGTAAAAAAGGTAATAGATGCTATCGCCTACAATGAATCTGTTGACGGTAAATATAGAGTTAATAAAGGCGACCAAAAAGATAAGTCTGACTCTGTAGGTCTTTTGCATATGGGTAAAGATGCTGTGGCAGAATTTAATAAGAGAAAAGAATACTTTGGGTATACTGGGCCAGATATAAATATAAAAGACCTAACAGGTGAAGAAGCAGACATAATACAGAAATTTATTCAAGCCTCAAGAATTGTTAGAGATATGGAGAAGAATAAAAGAAGTCTCTTAGATGCTACTACTTTTATACAAAATCCAGGGGAGAAAAATTATGGGGAAAAAGTAATGAAGAAAATAAAAAGTAAGTTATAATATAAACATATGCCACCAGACAACATAGACCCACTATTAATACAAAACGAGGAAAGGCACGATACTCTTAAAGATATCTCAAAGACATCTGAATATCAACTTTTAAAACAAGATGAAATATCTGAGGGTGTAAAAGACCTTAACAAAACAGCAGAGATGCTTTTGTTGCAGGGTGATGAACAAAAAAATCAAACATTTGAAATTGAAGCAAACGATGCAAATTCGCTAGCTCTTTGGAACTTGCTTAGAGGGCCAAAGGGAATGAAAGGAGACAAAGGGGATAAGGGTGATAAAGGGGATAATGCTTTCCATAACATAGAAGAAGCAATTGATAACATTAAGAGTGATGCAGACTTTCAATCTGCTATTAAGGGGGAAAAAGGTGAGAAGGGTGATAAAGGTGAAGATGGAAAAGATGGGCTAGATGGATTAGACGGATTAGATGGCGTAGACGGAAAAGATGGCGAACAGGGTCCAAAAGGTGAAACCGGAGAAAGGGGACCTCGGGGAGAAAGGGGATTAAGAGGATTTAAGGGTGAACCAGGTCGAGATGGAAAAGATGTAGATCCAAAAACAGTTGAAGAACTATTAGAAAAAACAGACTTTGCAGTAAAAAGAGCATCAAAAACAGTTTCTCTTGTTGAGCTTGATGATGTTGATTTATCTGGGGCTACTATTTCTAACGGAAAGTATGTAATTGGTGGATCTGGTTCTGGAGATGTTGTGGGTCCCGCTTCTTCTACTAATAATGATATCGCGCTGTTTGACGGTGTATCAGGAAAACTAATAAAAGATAGTGGAATTCAGCTTTCTTCAAAAGAAGATGTTTCCAATAAGTCAACAAATGTAGTTACAGACGGATCATCTGATACTAAGTATCCAAGCGCGAAGGCAGTTAAAGATTACGCTGACGGACTTGTTGCTGGTTTACTTGATTACAGAGGGGCTTATGATGCCTCTGGTAATGTCTGGCCGTCAACAGGTGGCTCAGGCACAGCAGGAGCAATAGTAAAAGGTGATATGTGGGTAATCTCTGTTGCTGGTACACTTGGAGGTATTGCTATACAAGTAGGCGATTCAATTATTGCTAATGTAGATACACCAGGCCAAACAACAGGAAACTGGAACACATTAAACACTAATATTGGATATGTACCGGAAGACTCTGCTAATAAGTCAGATAATACATCACTGGGTACATCCACAACAGTATACCCAACACAAAACGCTGTAAAGGCATATGCAGATACAAAGGCATTGTTGGCGGGTAGTACATCGCAAGCATTTTCTGCTTCACAATTTGAAGTTGGTCACGCTAGTGACACTACTATCTCAAGAGTATCCGCTGGTCGTATAGCTGTTGAAGGAAGTAATGTAATAATGGTAAGTGATGCGGCTACTGCTTCTGATATAAACACAGGCACATCTACAACTAAATTTAATACACCAGATGCACTAGCTGGTTCTAATTTTGGTATTAAATATGTAGCTTGTAGTCTTAATGGAACAACCGCTCTAACCACCTCAGAAAAAGTTTATTTTAGAGTCCCAGCAGCATTTAATGGAATGAATCTGGTATCTGTGACTGGTACTGTTGGTACTGGTGCATCAGGAGCTTCGTCATCTGGAACACCAACATTTACTGTTAAGAATGTAACTGATAATAACCAAATGCTTTCTACTTCCTTAACAATAGATGCTAATGAATATACATCTGCCACAGCAGCCACAGCAGTAGTTATAAACACATCATTTGATGATGTCGCAACAGATGATTTAATAGAGGTCGCAGTAACCACATCTGGAACAGGTGTTACCTACGCAGTAGTTACACTTGGATTCCAATTACCATAATATGGCAGGATATTTCGCAGAACTAGAAAACAATATAGTTAAAAGAGTTATAAGCGCTACTGATAAAGAGTGGTGCGTTAATAATCTTGGTGGGGAATGGGTACAAACTTATTATTCTACTAAAGGTAAA